TAGCACAAGGCGCCGCCCTGACGACCACCGAGGCCGACCGGCTCGTGGAGCTGGAGCAGACCATCCAGGCCAGGCTGGAGACCTACGTCACGGTCGGTCTGGCGCTGGTGGAGATCCGGGACTCCAGGCTCTACAGGGAGACACACCCCACGTTCGAGAGCTACTTGCGCGAGCGCTGGAGCATCTCGCGCTCGTATGCCTACCGCCTGATCGCCGCCGCTGAGGTGGCAGGGGACCTCCGCATGTCGCCCGCGGGCGACACGCCCCCGGAGCGGGTGCTCCGCCCCCTGGCCCGCGTCCCGGTTGAGGATCGGGCCCGTGTGTGGTCGGAGGCGCAGGCTGCAGCCGGCGACGGGCCGGTGACGGCCGCGCACGTGGAGGCCGCGATCGAGCCGCAGCCGGCGAAAGAGTTCCATGTCCTTCTCGCGCTCGGCGAGGTGAAAGACGCGGTCTGGCGCGCCATCGTGCGCTGGACGGGTCACTGGCCCGAGACCCACCACGGGCTGGTCCCCGTGATCCTCTCGGACATGGCCTGCGAGATCGAAAGGTGGGGCGCGCCGGTCGGCGAGCGCCGCCTGATCGCGCCGGCGGCCCCCCTTGGTGATCGAGACAAGGCCGCGGAGTCGGACCGGCTGGGCGCGGTGGTCGACGACCCCAACTCCACGATCGAGGACGTGTCCCCGGCCCATGCCCGAGCCGAGCAGATCGCCGCGCAGGCCGGCGGCTACCGCATCGACGCGGAGGCCGGGCTCGGCCGCGTGCTCGCCGGGATGCCCCCGTGGGCGCGTGGTGTCGCCCCCGAGGAGCTGATCGCGTTGATCGACGAGCGCATCCAGGAGATGGACGCCCTGGCAGACGCTGCGGAGCTGCTCGCCCGGGTCGCCGAGCCACGACTCCCGGAGACGCAGGCGGCTGAGGAGCTGCTCGGCATGGTGCGCGAGCTGGCCCGCGCCGTCAGGGGCGCGTCGTGACCGGCGCCGCCGACGAGCTGGCCCGGCGCCTCGAGGCGCGCAAGGTCGGACGTGAGTGGGTCGCGCTCTGCCCGCTCCACGCTGACACCAAACCCTCGCTTAACTGGCGGGACGGGGACAGCGGCGGAACCGTGTTCGTGTGCCGCGCGGGCTGCGACTCGGGCGAGCTGCTCGCCTACTTCCGGCGCAAGCACCCGGACCTGTTCGGCGCCGGCAACGGCCGGCCCGAGGAGCAGGCGTGGGAGATCTGCGACACCGAGGGGCGCGTGGTCGCGACGCATGCCCGGTATCACCGCGACGGCTCGAAGCGCTACGCGTGGCGGCTCCCGGATGGCACCCGGGGACTCGGGGGCCGGCGTGTCGCAGACCTGCCGCTCTACGGCACGGAGCTGCTCCGCGGGTGGACGGACGGGCTGCTCTACGTCTGCGAGGGCGAAAAGGCCGCCGACGCGGGCCGGCGCCTCGGGCTCCAGGTCCTCGGGACAGTGTGCGGCGCGTCGAGCTGTCCGAGCGACGGCGTGCTGCGCGTGCTCGCCGGCCGTGACGTGGCGGTCTGCCCCGACCTCGACCGGCCCGGGCTGGCGCACGCGGAGCGGCTCGTGTCCGGGCTCCGGCGGATCGGAGCGGCTCGTGTCCGCACCCTGCCGCCGTGGCCCGGCATGGGACAGGGTTACGACCTGGCGGACTACCGCGGGACCGTCGAGGACCTGCTGGCGCTGCTCGACGGTGCCGCGCCGCCGGAGGCCGACCCGCCCGAGCCGGAGCCGTGGGACCCGCCCGTGCCGCTCGACCACGTGCGCGAGCTGGACGCGCTCCCGGCGGGTGCGCTCCCACCGTGGCTCGCCGCGATGGCTGAAGGGCTCGCACACCAGTACCAGGTCCCCCTCGAGTTGCCCGCCATGTACGCGCTCGCGCTGCTGTCGGGCGCGACCGCAGGTAGGTATGTGGTGCGCGTGCGCGCGGGCTGGCGCATGCCGCTGGTGCTCTACGTCGTCGTGGGACTCCCGCCCTCCGAGCGCAAGACGCCGGTGATTACGGCGCTCGCCGCTCCGCTCCGGGCGTGGGAGCGCGAGCGCCTCGACGCCATCGCGACGCAGCGGCAAGAGGCGCTCGCGGCCGTCCGCCGCGCCAAGGCCCGCGAGGAGGGGGCGCTCCGCGCACTCGGGCGCCCGGCCAAGGGAGCCGACGTGTCCGAGCTGGAGGCCGCACACGTCGCAGCGGCCCGGGCGCTCGCCGAGGCCGAGGCCGCCGTCCCGCCCGAGTCGTACCTGCTGGTGGAGTACGCGACCCCCGAGGCACTGGCCGAGCGCATGGTAGACGCGGGAGACCGACAGGTCATCCTGTCAGACGAGGGCGCCGGAGTGCTGGCGATGACCGGCCGATACTCCAAGCGGGGAGGCGCCGACCTCGACCTGCTCCTACGTGGCTACGACGGGCTCCCCTACGTCCCGGCGCGCATCACGCGACGGGTGCGGCCGATGGATGCTGCCACGCTCGCGATAGCGCTAGGGGCGCAGCCCGTCGCCATCGCCGAGGCTGTGCGTCAGGCTCCAGAGCTGCGCGAGCGTGGCGTGCTGGCGCGGATGCTCACCCTCATCCCGTCGCCCCGTGCCGGCTCGCGGACGGTCCGAGCTGCCCCGGTTGAGGCGCACGTCGCCGCAGAGTACGGGCGCCGGCTCCGCGCCGTGCTCGACGAGCCCGACCGCCACGACGACGACGGCCGACTCAGCCCGCGCGAGCTGAGGCTGTCCCGGGACGCCGACGACGTCATCGCCGCGCTGGAGACGTGGCTCGAGCCGCAGCTCGGGCGAGGAGGCCGTCTCGAGCGGGTCGCATCCTGGGCCGGCAAGCTAGCCGGCGCCGCGGCCCGGCTCGCGGCTCTGCTCCACGTGGCGGACCACGCCGGAGAGACGGTGCCGGTAGAGGTGCCGGTCGAGACCGCGCTACGGGCTGTCGCCATCGCCCGAGCCTGCGTGCCGCACGCTGAGGCGCTCGAGGACGTGCTGTCCGCGCCGCCGGAGCTGGAGGCCGCCCGGCGCGTCCTGAGCTGGCTCCAGCGTCACGGGCGGGCCGTCGTCACGGCGCGGGAGATTCTCCGCGGCACCCGGGGGTCCGTCTCGCTCGCCACGGCTGGCCAGCGGGACGCGGCCCTCGCTCTCCTGGAGCGTCACGGCTACGTCCGAGTAGTGTCCATTGTGTCCAGGGGTCCGGGCCGTCCGAGTCCGGAGTGGGATGTTCACCCGTCGCTGCTCGGGGACCCCTCTCCGACCCCGACCCCCGGCGATGTACCGGCGCGAGAGACGCCACCCCCTGGACAGTATGGACAATACGGCCCCGACACCGGCGACGAGGGGGATATTGTCCATACTGTCCAGGGGTCCGCCACTCCCGCCCCGGGCAACGGGACCCTCGCCGCGGCCCCGTCGGTAAAGCCTCCCGACCGCGTCCCAGGCGAGGACGACGACGACCCGGAGCCGACCGCCGCGGCTGAGGCTCAGGGAGTCGAGGCCGACGACGAGGCGACCCCCGAGGAGCGGGCCGGCTACGCCGCCCGGGCTGGGGCCTACCGCGAGGACCTCCCGTGAGCCGGCGCCTGACGCTCCGCGACGTCGCCCGGGCTCGGCTGCTCTCGGACGTCGACCTTGGCCGGGTGCTCGAGGCCGTCGAGCTACTGGACGGCGACCCCGACCAGGTCGAGGTGACGCTGCTCGTCCAGCCGCCCCCCGACCCGCCCGAGCCCCGGCGGCTCTTCCCCTGGCCGGCCACCCTCGGGGGTGAGCCGCGGAGCGTGGGCCCCTTCACGGGCTGCAGCCGGTGCGCCAGCGACGCCCACCCTGTCCGACGCGGGACCTTCGTCAAGTACGGCGGGACCCCGCTGTGCCTTCCCCATTCCATCGCGGCTGAGGCCGCGGAAGGGAGGACCTCTTGACCCGACCCTGCCCGTGGTGCCTCGCCCCCGTCCCGGCGACCCGGGAGGCCGCCGAGGCTCACGTCGATAGCTGCGCGTTCCGCCAGGACTGGCTCGACCGCACCATCCGGGACCTGGGCGAGGCCAACCCCGACGCGACCGAGGACCAGCTGGTGGAGCTGGTGACCTAGGCCGTGACGTCCTTCCTGGGGCTGTCGCCCTTGGAGCGGGCTGAGGAGCTGCGACGGCACGGCCAGCGAGCCCTCGACGAGGCTGACGAGCTGGAGCGGTACCTGCGCCGCCGGGAGCGCCCGGGACTGCGCCGATGACCCGCGAGCAGGCGACCCTCGAATTGCACCGGCTCTGCCACGGGCTCGCGCCTGACGACGCCTGCGTCCGCCGGCTGCTCGAGCGCATCGCCGCATCGGACGAGCCCGAGGCGCTGCGTGCCGCACTGGCTGAGCTGGGCGCCCGGGAGTTGGCGCCGTGACCCACACCGAGGCAAAAGTCCGGCTCGCCCTGGGCTACATCGAGCAGGAGGTCTCGTCCCGGCTCACGGACGTCGAGCGGGCCCTCGACGCCCTCACGGCGGCCGAGGAGCTTCTCAAGTCGCCGCGGGCGATCTGGGCGCTGCCGAAAAATGGATGGGAGCGGCTGGTGGTCGGCCTGGCCGTGGCGGTGCTGCGTTTCGAGGGTCGGCTGTCGGTCCCGCGCCGGGAGGCGGTGGCCATGGTGGAGGACGCGCTGCGCGTCCTGGCGACCGTGCGAGCCCGAAGGAAAATCTCCACGAGCCCTCGGCATGAGGACCGCCGAGGCAGCCGTGCTTACGCGGGCGGTACACCGCCTTTGAAAAAGTCCGAGGGACCATGAAGACGAAGAAGAAAGCCGACAGGGCGCCGCGAGACCTGGGAGCCCCGGGACGATCGCTCTGGTCGCAGTTGGCGAAGGCGTACAACCTCGACGATGAACACGGCCGCGCCGTGCTGCTCCTGGCGTGCCGTGCGCAGGATCGGGCCGAGAGCTGCCGCGCTGCGATCGAAGCCGACGGCGGCCCAAGCGTGAAGGACAGGTTCGGCCAGACGAAGCCGCACCCTTTGCTCGCTGCGGAACGCGACGCTCGCGCCCAAGTGCTCCAAGCCCTACGGCAGCTCTCGCTGCCGATTCCGACGGAGGAATGAATGCCCCGAGTGACTCGCACCCGTACCGCGCGCCGTACCGTTCCAGACGCGATCCGGCGGCTCCTGGCGACCGGCGAATACGACGTTCGCGACGACGCGCACGCGCTCCGCTGCTGGGAGTTGCACAAGCGCATCGTGGTAGACGGCATCGAGCCCCCGGAGATGCGGGATCTCAGCGACCTGCTCCCGTCGACCGCCTGGTGTTACCGGGCGCTCCGGCAAGCGCAGCGGAAACGGGCCCGAAGATCTTGAGCGACCCCTCGACGAGGACCGGCCGAAAAATGTCTACGCGCTCCGATCAAGAGGACCGCCGAGGGCCCTATGCTTTCCCGCGGAAGTAGTTCCCGCGTGCGCCTGACCAGGCCCTTCTGCGCCGCCCCACAGGCCGCGCGGCGATTCGACGAATGGCTGAAGCGCCTCGCCGCCGCGGGGGTCGCGCTCGGCGGCGCGGACCGCCACCTGCTGGGCCTCCTGGCGAGCCGCGAGGCAAACCTCGAGGTGCTCCAGTCGGCGCTGGCCGCGCTCTACAAGCGGAAGCCTCCGCCCGGCGTGGACGAGCTGGCGAAGTTGATGGTTGCGGAGGATCGGGCCGCGCGTGGGATGGCTCGCGCTCTCGCGGACGCGGAGCGCGTGTTCGGCCCACGGGCCCAGCCCGACCAGACGGGCAAGCTCGCGCCCCCCCGTGGCGCCGCCCGTGGCGGTGGCGAGCATGGCGCGACCCTCCGGATCGTCGCGGCCCTCGCCCGCGGCCCGATGACGAAGGCAGAGCTCCGCGAGGCGGCGCCGGGGCGCCACCAGCCATTCCTGGCCGGGCTCAAGCAACTGTTGAAGGAGGGCCGCATCGAAGCGCGCGGCCCAGGGAAGGCCGGAAGGCCCAAACGCTACTACCTGATCGGAGGTGCAAGATGACTCTGTTCGGCGCCGGCGCGCAGCCAAAGCGAGAGACGTTGACTCCGGATCAGCGTCGCGACCTCAGGAGCGGGTCTCGGGAGGGACCTGGAGTCTTCCTGACGGTCGCGGCTCGCCGCGCTGCCTGGACCCGCCATCGCGAGGAACTGCTCGCCGAGCCGCGGAACCCCGGCCATCGTCCCCGGGGCTGGTGGCTGTTCGAGGCGAAGCGCCCCCGCGACGTCCACCGATCGTCGCCGCCACAGCTCGCCGAGTTGGGGGAGCTCACCGCGGAGGAGCTTGCGGCGCTCGAGCCGGAGTGGAGCCGAGGCGAGGCGGCTGCGTTCGAGAACCACCCCGACGACCCCGAGGCGTACCACGATGCTTGCGAGGCGCGCCGTGTTCCTCGCGGGCGGAAGTGGCGGCGGCTCTCCGGGGGCCTACGCCCCACCGATCCGGCTCCGGATCCACGGGAGCGGTGGCGATGAACCCCCCGACGCTCCCCGAGCTGCTCGCCGAGCTGGACATCCGGCTCGCCGCGGCGTCGCGGACCGAGCGGGAGGCAGCTCTCCCGCGCCTTGCTGCGATGCGGGAGCGCGAGCTGATCCGGCTGCTCGCGCCTACCCCGGGGAGGTTCGTGAGCGTGGCGGCGGCCGCGGCGGAGCTCCGGATGCCCCGGAAGAGGATCTACTCCCTGGCCCGCGCCGAAGGGGCCACCTGGGTGCGCCGGGTCTCCCCTCGTCGCTTCGTCGTGGACCCCGAGGCGCTCTGCGCCGCCCTCGGCCGAAAAATCGCTTGATTCACGTCGAGACCGTGACTCAGGACCTGAAACCGTGTCTCAGCCGTGACTCGGCGCCGGTGAGTCACGCTTTCGTGCCCGTGAGTCACGTCGGGGCCCTGGAGGCGTTTCGTACCCTTGGCGGCGGAGGCAGGTTCATGAGCAGCGTCGTCGTCAGGCCCAACTTCGAAGCCGACCGGGCCCGCGGCTTCCGGTCGGCTCGCGAGTTCTTCGGCGCGATCATGGCCGACCCGCGGGGCGACCGAGACGAGCGTTTGCGCTCGCTGCGCGCGCCGCAGGCCGCGCTCGGCTCCGACGAGAACGCCGAGTACGGCGACCCGCAAGGCGGCTACCTCGTGCCTGCGGAGTTCTCGCCTGCGGAGCTCGGAGTCAGCCCGCTCGACCCGACCGCCGGCCGGATGACGGAGCTGCCGATGAAGCACCGCCTGCTGCACGTCCCGGCCCGGGTCGACAAGGACCACGCCACGAGCGTCTCGGGCGGACTGCGGGTCTACCGCCTGCAGGAGGCGACGGAGCGGACGAGCTCCCGGGGCGAATACGAGCGCGTGACCCTCGAGGCGAACACCCTGGTCGGTCTCACCTACGCCACCGACGAGCTCGTCGCCGACTCGGCCCCGGCCATCGCCGAGGTGCTGGGCCGCGGCTTCCGCGACGAGACCACGGCGACTCTGGTCCGGGAGCGCCTCTTCGGGACCGGGGTCGGGGAGTGTGGGGGCGCGCTGCACGCGGGGAACCCGTCGCTCATCACGGTCGCGAAGGAATCCGGCCAGGCCGCGGACACCATCGTGTTCAACAACGCGGCGAAGATGGCCGAGCGGTGCTGGAACTACGAGAGCGCGGTCTGGATCGCGAACCCGGAGTGCCGGCGGCAGCTCGTGAGCTGCCAGCTCGTGGTCGGAACCGACAACGCGCCCCTCGGCTACGACTTCGCCCGCGGCGCAGACGGCGAGCGGGACCGCCTGCTCGGCCGACCCATCTTCTACTCCGAGGAAATGAAGCAGCTCGGGGACCTCGGGGACCTCGGGCTCGTCGTCTGGTCCGAGTACCTGAACGGGTTCCGCAGCCACGAGTACGTCGTCAGCATTCACACCCGCTTCGTCGCGGGAGAGTCCGCGTTCCGGTTCAGCACGCGGATCGACGGGCGCCCCTGGTGGAGGAGCGCGCTCACGCCGCGCAACCGGACGGGCAGCTACACCATTTCGCCGTTCGTCACGCTCGCAGAGAGGGCTTCGTAATGGGACTCGCTCAGATCGTCGCCGACCTGAAGGATACGACCCTCGGCCGGACGCTCGCGAAGGAGCTGCTCGGCGCGAACGACCGGAAGCGCGCCGCGCTCGCTGGGGAGCGCGAGAAGCTTCAGGCCTCGGCGGACCGCGAGCTCGTCCCCCTCGTTGCGGCTCGCAAGGCCGCCCTCGATCGCGTCGTCGCGGCCGGGGCGGAGCTGGAGCAGCTCCAGCGCGAGGCGATCGAGGCCGACCAGGCGCTGTCGGGCGCCGTCCACGCACTGGAGGCTCGGGAGCGGCGGCTCGAGCGGGAGCTGTCGGAGCTGGCGCCGGAGGACCTGCGGCACTTCCACAGGTTCCTCGGGCGGCTTCAGGACGAGCTCCAGAAGCACCCGGCCCCGTGGGGGGCGGAGCGGCCCGCAATCCTCGAGCTGCTCGGCGCAACGCGGGAGGCGCGCGCCGACGCCGACGGCCTGGAGCTCTCCGGTGTCCCGGCCGCGAAGCTCCGGGAGACGCTCGACGGCCGGGTCGAGGCGCTGCGAGCCTCGACAAACGGCCTGAGCCGGGCTATCGACGCCACGGTCTGGAAGTGGCGCGGCTGATCTCGGGCGCATGTGACAGGGAGCGGATGCACCGCTCCGGCCGCCGGGAAAGCGGGCCGGCGGCCCCATGCGCCACCCCCCGGCGCTCGACGCAGAACCGGGCGCCGGGGGGACTTTTGTGCTGAACCTCCTCCAGCTCGTCGCGGGGAGGCCGTGGGCTATTCAGGCCGAGGTCGCGTTCCACGTGCGCGGGATGGTCGCCCGGGAAGGGATCGCGGCCCTCCGCCACCTGGTGCAGCTCCGCGACGGGATCCACACGCGCTCGATCGAGGCCGCTCGCGGCGGCCGCAGAACGGCTGACGCTGGCCGGCGAGCCGTGGCCGTGGTGCCGATCATCGGGACGCTCACTCACCGGCCCGAGCTGATCGGGAGCGAGATGACGCGTTCCACCGCGGCGGTTGCCGAGGAGGTGCGCGCGGCCGACCGCGACCCCAACGTGACCGGGATCGTCCTGGAGGTGGACTCGCCGGGGGGCGAGGTCTTCGGCGTTCCGGAGGCGTGGGCCGCGATCCGCGGCGCCTCCAAGCCGGTCGTCGCGTCCGTCAACGGCCAGGCCGGCAGCGCCGCGTACTACCTCGCCAGCGCCGCGCGGGAGGTGGTCGTCACCCCCAGCGGCGAGGTCGGGAGCGTGGGGGTGTTCGCGCTCCACGTGGACGCGTCGAAGGCGCTGGACAACGTCGGGGAGTCGTGGGAGTTCATCGTCGCCAGCGACTCTCCGTTCAAGGTCGAGCACGCGCCCGACCGACCCCTGAGCGACGCCGCCCGCGAGGCGCTGCAATCTCAGGTCGACAGATACATGGCGATGTTCGTACGTGACCTGGCGCAGGGCCGCGGGGTGCCCCGTGACTACGTGAAGCAGCGCTTCGGCCGAGGGCGGATGGTCGGCGCCGAGGACGCGGTCCGCCAGGGGATGGCCGATCGGGTCGGCGGCTTCGACGTGGCGCTCCGCCGAGCGCGTGGGGAAGCGCTGCCCCGGCAACCGCACCTGTCGGCGTCGGCCGATGCGGCCCGGGAGTTGGCGCGGTTCGAGCGGGAGGATCGGGAGCACCGCGAGCGCGAGGCCGCGCTCGAGCGCATCCGGAGCCTCTGATGTTCGCTTCGCAGC